AGCGCCAACAACATTCCCCGCATGAAGGATAAAACCGGCGCTGTTCAAAGGCGTTTGGTGATCGTTCCCTTTGATGCCAAGTTCACCCCCAATGATCCTGATTTCCGCCCGTTCATTAAAGATGAACTGTGTGAACAGGATTCCATGGAATACCTGATTTTGTTGGGCCTGACCGCCTTGAAGCGTGTTCTGAACAATGCCCAGTTCACCACTTCCAGCCGGGTACAAGGTCAGCTTGACGAATATGAAGAAAACAACAATCCCATTATTGGCTTCATCCGTGAAGTTGGAACTGATGCCATTGAAAATGAACCTACAAAAACGGTGTACCGGAAGTACAAGGAATATTGCATTGCAAATAACTTCCAAGCCCTTTCCGCCATTGAGTTTTCAAGGCAGATCACCAAGCGTTGTGGTTTCACTACAACGGTTAAGCGGTTCCGTGGTGGGAATTGCCGGGTGTTTGTAAGGGAAGGTGATTGACCGTGAGTGATGTATTTTCCAGAACCCTTGGGGCTTCCAACCATACGGATAAGGATCGGGCGGCGTATGACTATTACGCCACCGAACCCAAGGCCGTTGAAAAGCTGTTGGAACTGGAAACTTTTGCCCCGCTGATATGGGAACCGGCCTGTGGTGAAGGTCATATTTCCAAGGTGCTTCAGGCCCACGGTTATGAAGTGATCAGCACCGATTTGATATACCGGGGCTTTGGTGATCCTGAACCGCTGGATTTCCTGACGGAAACCCTTGATGATTTTGAAGGCGATATTGTCACAAATCCCCCGTATAATATCGCCCTTGATTTCATCAAACGGGCTTTGGATAGTGTGAAGCCGGGGCGCAAAGTGGCAATGCTTTTGAAAATCCAGTTCTTGGAGGGGCAAAAGCGAAAGGACTTCTTTTCACAGACCCCCCCCCGAACTGTATATGTATCACGATCCCGGATCAGGTGTGCGCCCAATGGTGATTTTGATAATTTCCAGAACGGAAGCACGATCTGTTATGCGTGGTATGTGTGGGAAAAAGGCTTCACCGGTGATCCGGTGATCAAATGGTTTAACTGAAAGGATTGGTGAAAAATGGATAATAGTAAACGCCTTGAAATTTTTCTGAACACAATGAAACCGGCCATTGATGCTGGCCGTATTCCCAACAGCGCTGTTGGGGAATTGGTAAAATGGGGCTTCTTCAAAGCACCGGCTTCCATTCATCATCATGGAGCCTACCCCGGTGCTTTGTTTGATCATTCCCTTGAAGTCATGAACGCCCTTCTGTTTATGACGGAACGGCTTGAACTGAAGTGGGAAAAACCGGAAAGCCCCTATATTGTGGGTATGTTCCATGATCTTTGCAAAGTGGACAACTACCACCAAACCGGTGATGAAGCATGGGAATACAATAACGCTACACTTCTTCCCGGCCACGGCGAAAAATCCGTGATTCTGTGTCAAAAGCTGTTCCCGCTGACGGATGAAGAACTTCATTGTATCAGATGGCACATGGGCGCTTTTGATGTGAAGGACAACTGGAACAGTTACGGAAGATCCGTTACCACTTTCCCCAATGTGCTTTATACCCACACGGCGGATATGATTGCCGCCCGGATTAAGGGGGTGTAAGTCATGGATGCCTATGAAGCTTCCAAGATCCAGAAGCACAAAATTCTTTGTGAAGAAATCAATGATCTGTACGCCAAGAAAAATCATGATTACGGTGATAGTTTCCATAAATCGTTCCTTGAAGAAGGTATGGCTATGGTTCGGATTCGCCTTGGCGATAAGTTCAACAGGTTCAAAACCCTTTCCCGCAATGCTGATCAGAAGGTAATGGATGAATCCATTAGAGATACCCTAATTGATCTTGCCAATTATGCAATGATGGCCGTGTTGGAAATTGATGCTATGGAGGTTGAAGAAAAATGAAAATTATCAATGCTGATGTTCAGTTTATTTCCCCTATTGATGGTGCCATGATCCTGAAGCACCTTGAAAACTGTGGGCGTGTCTGCTACAAATCGGAAGATAAGATCACGGAAGGTTCCGCTGATAAGTTCATTCAGGGCATTGTGAAGCGGGGCCATGAAGCCGTTATTGAACACTTTTCCTTCACGGTGAAGTTCATCTGTGATCGTGGTGTTTCTCATGAGATCGTGCGCCACCGTTTGGCCGCATACTGTCAGGAATCCACCCGCTATTGCAATTATAGCAAGGATGGGTTTGGAAATGAAATCACCGTGATTGCCCCTTGCTTCCTGAACCACAACACCGATGGTTGGAACCTGTGGGAAGAAGGTTGCCTTGCCGCTGAACAGGCTTATTTCAACCTTCTGAATTACGGGTGTACCGCACAGGAAGCCCGTGCTGTTCTGCCCAACAGCCTGAAAACTGAAGTGGTCATGACCGCTGACATTCGTGAATGGCGGCACTTCCTGAAGTTGCGCTGTTCCAAGGCCGCACATCCCCAAATGCGTGAAGTGGCCCTGAAGCTGTTGGATATGGTTCATGAGAAGATCCCGGTTCTGTTCGATGATATTTGGAGTGAATACCATGTTTTTTAAGAAAGCCGCTGGAAAAATCTTTGGTGTGGATTTCAATAAGGCCGAACAAAAAGCCTTGGATCATGCAATCAAGGAACAGATTGTTGAAAATGATCTGGCCTTCGATATGGACAAGGAATCTTCTATCTTGTGGATGCTTCATGTTCATTTTGGGTTCGGCCCCAAGCGGTTAAAGAAGGCGTGGGAATTGTTCTATGCTGAAAACATCAAACTGCGTGAATACTACCTGATGGATGCTGAAGATGGCGGTTGGCTTTGCCGCCAAAAGCTGAAGGAAATTGGTTGTGATGTTGAAGCGTGGTATAAGGAAGAAGGTGGTTCGGATGCCTAAACCTTGGCAAAATGCGGAAGGCTACAATGATCCTACCGCTTATGAGGGCATGAAGCCCATCATTCAGGAAGAAAACAAGGAAAAGAAACGGGTGGAAACCCTGATCTTTGTCCTGAAGTACATCATCAAACTGGCCGGGTTTGATTTGATTGCCCGGATTGAAATTCGTGACCGAAAGACCGGGCGGGAATACAAATGACCCCTAAAGTTGCAGTTGGGGCAGTGTGTTCTTGAAAATTAACTTTCAACAATCATTCAAGATGTGTTGAAGGGATGTTGAAGGCACGAAAACCCTTGATATTACTGCGATTGCTTACAAATCCTTCAACATTCAAGATGTTCTATATTACTTCAAAAAAAAATAAAAAAATATTATATAAGATCATTATTTGTAATATTGAAGAAGGCGGTTTTGATCTTGAATGTTGAAGGAATTTCCGAAAGTGCCGTTGTTGCAAGGGTTTGAAGCCCTTCAACATGATCTTCCAGAAAGGATGTGATACATAGTGAATGATAAGGAACTTGTTCAGGCGGCAAAGGATTATTTTTCCCAAATCCGCAAAACTGATAAGCTGATCAAGCGCCTGTGTGATACGGTTTCTACCTTGCGTTCCAGTCTGACAAGCCAAAGCTATGAACTAAAACCGGATAAGGTTCAGACTTCAGGCCCCAAAGATACTATGGCCGGTACTGTTGCCAAGATCGTTGACCTTGAACAGACCATCAATCAGCGCATTGATGAACTTGTTGATCTGAAGCGTGAAGCCTTCCGCATGATCGGGAATATTCATGATCTTGACCAGCAGAATGTTTTGATCGGGCGCTATATTCAGTTGAAAAAGTGGGAAGATTTGGCCGTTGAATTTGAGTGGTCAACCCAATGGCTTTTTGAGGTTCACGGCAAAGCCCTTCTTGCTTTTTCCACTGTTCATACGGATTTTCTTGAAAACAGAGTAAAACAGAGTTCTACCGATTGAAAACAGAGTATTTTTTCTGATATTCTGTATATATGAAATTGCGCCCACGGGAAACCGGGGCGCTTTTCTTATGCTGATGAAAGGGGTGATCTGTAATGGCAAAAGGTAAATATGAACAATGGCTTACCGTTGAAGGCTTGCTTCAGATTGAAGCGTGGGCAAGGGACGGTTTGACCGATGAACAGATTGCCGCTAACATGGGCATTTGCCGTGATACTTTGAGCGAATGGAAAAAGAAATTCCCCGACATTTCCGACACCCTAAAAAGGGGCAAGGCCATTGTTGATATTCAGGTTGAAAACGCTTTGTTGAAAAGGGCCTTGGGCTATACCTATGTTGAAACCACACGGGAACAGGTGATTGACTATGACAAAACCACCGGCCTTCCCATTGGTTCCCACATGGAAATTACCAAGGAAGTGACCAAGGAAGTTCAGCCTGATACCACGGCCCAAATCTTCTGGCTAAAGAACCGGAAGCCTGATGTTTGGCGTGATAAACGGGATGTGGGAGTTGAAGGAACCATTAACACCAATAATCCTATGGCGGGACTGACCACGGAAGAACTGAAGAAGTTGATTGCCCATGATTGATCCAGCAATTAAGCAAGCCGCCAAGTGTGAATTGGCAAGGCGTGAATTTTTCTATTACTGCCATGTTAAGGCCCCTGATTTCTATACGGAAGATCGGAAGTTCCTGATTGATTTCTGTAATTGCCTTCAGGATTTCTATTATTCGGATGAAAAGGTGTTGGTGATCAACCTTCCGCCCCGCCATGGAAAATCCAGAACCATTGGTTGTTTCGTGGAATGGGTGCTTGGAAAGAACCAAAGCGAAAAGGTAATGACCGGATCATACAATGAAACCCTGTCAACCACCTTTTCAAAGGGTGTTCGCAACACCATCCTTGAAGTAAAGGCCGATCAAAACAAGATCGTTTATAGTGACATTTTCCCCGGCGTTTCTATCAAGCGGGGTGATGGTGCTATGAATATGTGGAGCCTGACCAACGGATATAACAACTATTTGGCTACATCCCCCACGGGTACGGCCACCGGCTTTGGTGCTTCCATCATGATCATTGATGATCTGATCAAATCGGCCCTTGAAGCCAATAACGCCAACACCCTTGAACAGCACTGGACTTGGTTCACTGATACCATGCTTTCCCGTCTGGAAGAAGGCGGCAAAATCATCATTGTTATGACCCGATGGCACAGCCTTGATTTGGCCGGTAGAATTATCAGCCATTATGAAAGCATGGGCCAACCGCCCAAAACGGTGATCTATAAAGCGGTTCAGGCTGATGGTTCTATGCTTTGCCCGGAAATCCTTTCCAAACAAAGCTATGAAGAAAAA